CTTTTAGTTGCGATTCAGAGTAATACGCTCTTACTTGCCAATGACGTACCCCGTTTAGTTGAGAACCCATTGGTGGAGGAATGACTCCTCGTTTAATTAATAATGGAAAATATTTTCTGTGCCTATTGACAAGTTTAGCAGTTTCTGTTACAGTGTAAGCCTTTTGTCTATTTTTTCTAAAGTCAGCACGAAAACATGTTTCTAGTCTATCTTTTGTTATGTTATAAACAGAAACCATACCAGTTGATCTTGAACTATGATGCAGCCTAACTAAATCGCCATTAAGGAACCAAATATTTTTGTTTCCAGAAATTACAGGCTGACTATTGTAGTCTTTGCTCTCAAGTTTTCTTGGTTTAAAATCCATCTACCCTCCTTGCTATCTGAAGGTGGATGAAAGAATTTTCTTGAACCACAACAGATGCAATAAGTTTCAATATGTATTTGGCTAGAATATTGTCTGTCAACAAACATTCTGCCATTGCATTTCCCACAATGCATTACCCAGTCCCCTTTAGTTTGGTATACCAATAATAATAAGGTGGACTGCTAGAGAAAGATCTCCAGATGCACCAAATCTTACAATGCCTTCTACTCTTGAAGTTGTTACACTTTTTAAAATAACATTAACGTTTTGACCTGCTGGAGTATTTCCAATATTTACCGCCGTTGCGGACGCAATTGGAGCATACTTAAAATCTGAAGGAAAATCATACGCAAATGTTTTTTCATTTCCAGCACTTACTGTAGAGTTATTTGCAACCTCTACATAGCCACCAACAACTCTTGCTTCAGATGTTTTTATGCTCTGCTTTCCAGCAGAAATAGTATCAACTGTTGTATAGTTGTAGGTTGCTGATGAAACCTGTGTAGATAAATCATTAACAGTATCAACTAATTGATAAATGTATGTTAAATCTAGAGGTTGTCCTCGTTCTGGTAGCGGTACTTTAGCCATTATCTCTCCATTATATCATTAAACAGTCTCATTGAGAAGTCTGTAAACTTTTAAAAACGGTGTTCCAGCAGCGCCATCTGATCTTTGAATTGGATATCCTGGAAGGTAAACTTCAACACTCATTCTATTTGGTTGGCTTGGTTGAACTACACCGTTTACGGTATATGTAGATGGAACTGGAATAGACAAAGAAGTTGTTGACAATCTTTCTTTATATAACCAATCACCATTATTTCCACCTCTATCCCATCTTACCCAAAAATCATACTGAGATTCTTTTCTAATAAAATAAGTACTTGCTCCATCTATTTTATTAATGCTAACTGAGTCCCATACAAGGCTAGCAATGCTTCCCGCTTTATTAAATGCAATAACTCCAGGAGTAAATGTGTAGTCTGGCTGGATTAAATATACTGGAGACCAATGAGAAGTTCTGTTTTTATCTGATGATATAACCCTATATCTTAAATCATATCCTTCAGTTATGCTACTAATTGGTGGCATGTCTGTAAGTGGTACCTTAAATTTTTTAATTGTTTCATTAGCCATTACGTTACCCCAACAGAAAATCTAAATTCGATATAATTACTTGTATTTGGTGATTTAACAATTGTTTCTGCATCTGTATTTTTTACAACCGAGTATCCAGTTAATCCATACAAAGGATTTGTTGTTGCAATATTTTCTAGTCTAAGAGCATCAAGTGCAATATAGTAGTCATCAGAAGGTACATTTGATACGATAGCACAAGCATAAATTTTAACTACAGTAACAGCATTCCAAGTAAAACCTTGTGTCTGGTACAACTCTTGTAGTTGTGTAGATGCTACATAATATCTGTTAGCAGCAAAATCATATGTTGCCCCGCTTCCATTTCCATTATCTAGTTCAATTTCAAATCTAGCAAACTCATCTGGAGTTTCTGAGTCCGTTGATGCAAAGTCAACTAATATTCTAACTGTATCTGGAACTGATGCGGAATCTCCGTCTTTGCTAATAATAGAAAATGCAAGCCTTAGTTCATCTATTGGAGAGTTTCTACTAAAATTAACATCTGCTCCAGTTAGGTGTATGTGATTAGATCCAGCCTCAATAACAAAGTGTCCAGCAGGAGCGCCAGTACTTGCATCAATAGTTAAGTCTGAGTCATCTCCTTGAATTAAAATAATATTATTTAAAAATCTTGCACGTTCATATCTTTCTGGACGTGGAGATTTATAAAAAATTGAGTTATCTGCATTTGTTTGAAATACTGGATCTGCTGTTGCAATTACGTTATCATCTAATGGGTCATCAAGAGGTTCTGTAATTGTGGGAATAGATGTTGCTGCTACTGCTGTATGGTATTGCCAGTTTTCTCCCTGTGTAAATGCAAAAACAGTTTTGCTATCATAGGCACCAGCAGATGGGTTTGATCCTGCTGAGTAAAGACCAATCTCTGTAATCTCATATCTTTCTTCTGTTGGCAATTCTGCTGTAAGGACTAGTTTTTCTGTTGCACCGTCATTTACAAATCCTCTAGACGATATGGGAACACGAAACATTTCAAAGTCTAGATTTTGCTTTTCAGAGTAATCTCCGTATGGGTCTGCGGTTTCAAGTGGTTGCGCCCCACAGCCAACGGCAATGTATGAAGCGTATGCTGGAGCCTGTCCAAGCAAATACTTACCAATTATCGATTTTCCAGTGTCAGTTATCATTTAAATGTCCGCCTCATATATTGTACCACTGATGGTAATTTCTAGTTCTATTTGTTCATCTTCCGCCATATTAACGGCTTCAACAACCAGTTCTCCAGTCTCTGGATCAATATAAACATGAGATCCATCTGGACCAGTTCCCTCTGTGGGAACTTTTTCATCAAACTTAATAGAAAAGTTTTGAAAGTATTTATCTGAAGTTGCTTGAAGACTAACTATATTATTAGGATTGTACTGTTGTTGAACTGCTGTTAGATTTTTAATTGGCTGATATAAAATTGTTTGTCCATTAACTGTATCATTACGAGCAATATTAATTAATTCTTGTCCACCAATATTTTCAAAGATAAGGTCTGACATTATCTCTATTGGAACAGAGTCATCATTAAATAGAATTGTATCTATTGGGGCAGTCAATACTGGATTAATATTGCTGCTTGATACCGCCAAGCCAATTGTTGATGGAGTAAGCGGAGTTGCTGAGATAGAATTACTGTTTGTCATTTTACACCTCGCTCAAATATACTGTCATAGATGGACCAGACAAAGATCTATTGTATCCAATGTTATAAACTACAAACCTGTCTGATGCTTCTGCAACAAGGTCTAAGTCATCATTATTTTTATAATCAATTGTAACGATGTCTCCTAGTTGTAATGTTGGAATAGAAAATAGGTTAATACCAATTGATTTCTTAGGACGCATTACTTTGTTAATAATCCAACCCATTAATTCATTTGCATCATCTTGGCTTTGGATATAGGGTGTTTCAATTGAAAAATCATTCTTTCCATAGATCAATCTACTTAGTTTAATCTCATCATACTTTGCTTTTTCTACAAGAGGAGATGTTATTAGTGTGCTTCCCTGTAGTTCTGGATCTGATAGATTTCCTTGTTTCTTAAAGTATTCATCTACGGTTAATTGGTAAGATGTATCTTGTGTAAATGTAATACCCTGAATTCTTAGGTAGTTACCAGTTGTTTCATCAAGATTGAGAGCAGTATCAGAAGCATTAAAGATTAAGAACTCTGCTCCATATGAGTCTGCTTGGAAGCCAGAGACTGTATAGCCTTTGATTCTGTTAAATGTTGGAGATAGTTGTGCGTATAGTGCGGGGTAGGAACGATCATACTTAATATCAAAGTAAGCACATTCACGCATAATAGAACCAAACTCTTCAAAATACATGTTATATTTTGGTGGTTGTTCTGAACTTATTCCCGTAAGATATGTTCCCTGAACTAAACCACTTATCGCATATTTTCTAAATGATTCATTTGCGTCAATTTCACTATCTCCAAATACATCAGAAAGGGTTTCTCCTACTACAGATACTGTATTTTGTGAATAGTTATTTGTTATGGCATATAGGTTTTCAAACATTACTCTGGAAGATCCTCTAACAAAAGGAGCAATATTGTTATAAACTGGTAGTGGATCTGGATCGTCAACAATCTTAATTAACTTGTTATTAATGTATAAATAGAATCTACGCAGAGTTCCAATATTTTGATACTCTACTGCTAAATCATACACGGTTGGCTTGTCTTCTCCAGAAAGTCTATACTGTCCAGTAAATCTACCGTCGTCAACAATGATGCTTGTTAGACCACCCCAAAGTTTAACTGGAATAGCATTATTATTTGATGCATCTTTCTTAACTTTGTAAAAAACAACGTTGTTAATGTTTACTTCTGCTTGTCCAGTTGGATCAAGTTTTAAGTAAGACTCAACATTTGTTTCTGTTAGGGCAACAATTTCAAAATAGTATCCGTTGTTTGTTTCTGGATTAAGCATGATTGCTAAACCACCAGAGCCACCACCTATGCTGACATTTTGATTTGTCTGTGCACTATTTACTTGGTAGTAAGATATGCTACCGATAGGTGTCTGTCCACGGGTTTCGTTGTTTTCAATCTTTCCAATAATTCTCATTCTTGCACCAAAACTTCTATATGCATTATCAAGTTGTTTATATTGATATGACACAAAGTTAATTGGAACCTCTGTAGTTTTAAAAGATGGACCATTCATTACAAGGGCTGAAGATTGAATAGTTCCTGTCTGTGTAGACTTAAGACTATTTACATCTGTTTCTGTCAAATAACTAGTTGACATAAAATTTTTAATAATACCATTTCTTGTGGTTTGTCTTGCAAGCGTGTTGTTTACTCCCGCAGCACCAAG